ATAAAATAAAAGCTAATAAATATTTTTTATCCCCAGTAGAAATAAACGGAGAGTTTAAAAACTTGGCTTTATTAGGAGAGATAAAACAAAAGTTAAAAGAGAGAGGAGCGGGAGAATGGGAAATATCAATACAGTTACACAAATTGATAGGAATACAATAAGAGCCCAAGAAGGAATAAAAGATTTATTAATGGCTTTAGGAGAGGATTATCAAAGAGAAGGATTAATTGATACTCCAAAAAGAGTAGTAAAAGCATTTAAAGAAATGACATCTGGATATAGTGTGGATATAAATGAAATATTATCAAAAACTTTTACAAGTGATAATAATAATGAGGTTGAAATAGATGATATTGAATTTAATTCTTTATGTGAACATCACATGTTGCCATTTATTGGAACTGTAAAAGTTAAATATACTCCAAAAAATGGTAAAGTTATAGGACTGTCTAAAATACCAAGAGTAGTTGAAGCATTTGCAAAAAGATTACAAATACAAGAGAAGATGACAAAAGAAATAGCAGAAGCAATTCAATATAATTTAGATTGTGCAGGAGTATATGTAGAGGTAGAAGCTAGACACATGTGTATGGAATTAAGAGGAATAAAAGCAAGAGGAAGCAAAACCAAAACAGTTTATAAAACTGGCTGTTATTTAAGAGGTGATAACAATTGCTAAAAGTAAGTATGAAACAGATGTTAAACCGAGACTTGTAGAGATAGAGGCTTGGAAAAGAGACGGATTAACTGATGAACAAATATTTAAAAATCTAGGTATTAGTAAAGATACTTTTTATAAATATAAAGATAAATATACAGACTTTTCTGACGCTTTAAAAAAAGGTAAGGAAGTTGCAGATATAGAAGTTGAAAATGCTCTTTTTAAAAGAGCAATAGGATACAAATATAAAGAAGTTATAAAAGAAGTTAAAGAGATAGATGGAAAGAAATCAACATATGTAAAAGAAGTTATAAAAGAAATGCCAGGAGATGTTGCAGCACAAATTTTTTGGTTAAAGAATAGAAAATCTAGTAAATGGAAAGATAAGCAAGATATAGACATAGAGGATAACAATGTAAGTATAACTATTCAAGGAGTTAAAAGAAATGGAAATTAATATACAAGCTAACGAGCATTTTGTTGGTTACCTTGATAATTGGGATAAAAGATTCTATTACATTGTTGGAGGATATGGAAGTAGTAAGTCTTATCACACTGCTTTAAAACTAATATTAAAAGCCATACAAGAAAAAAGAAGGATATTAGTAGTTAGATCTGTTTATAGAACTATAAAAGAAAGCTGCTTTTCATTGCTAAAAGGAATTATCAGTAACTATAACTTAAATGGATTCTTTAGTTATACACTCAACCCTCTACATATAAGATGTAGAAATGGGAGTGAGTTTATATTTATGGGGCTAGATGATTCTGAGAAACTAAAATCGATTGATAACGTCGATATGATATGGATTGAAGAATGTTCAGAAATATCATACAACGCATTTAATGAGTTAAACGGAAGATTGAGAGCATTAGGCAAAGATTTACATATATTCTTAACTAATAACCCTGTCAGCGTCAATAATTGGACTTATGAAAGATTTATTAAAAAAACAAATATAAGCGAAGATGATTTATATGATAAAAGAATAATCTTAACTGATGATACTTATTATCATCATTCAGTAGTTACAGATAATGCATTCGTTAATGATGAGTATATACAGCAATTAAAGAATTTTGAAACTTATGACCCCGAGCGTTATAGAATAGCATTTCAAGGAAAGTTTGGAATAGTTGGAAAGAGAGTTTTTAAAAATGTATTAAAAGCTAAAGATACAGAAGTACAAGCAACAGTTAAAGAATTAAGTAAATACGGCTTAGGTAATTTATATGATGGCTTAGATTATGGTTTTAGTGTTTCTTATAATGCACTCGTTAGAATGGCTATAGATAGGGAAAATAATGTTTTATATGTCTATGATGAATTATATAACAAGAATTTAATTACAAGCGAATTAATAGCTTCTATGAGTTATATTAAGCAAAAGCATAGAGAGATTATAGCAGATAGTGCAAGACCTGAAACAACTGAAGAAATTAGGAGAGCAGGATTCAAAATAATCAATGCTAAAAAAGGTCCAGGAAGTGTATTAGATGGATTGCAGAAATTAAAGAGTTTTTACAAGATTATAGTTTCTGATAAGTGCATAAATACATATAGTGAACTTACTGAACTATGTCACGAAAAAGATAAGAACGGAAATTACTTAGAAGATAAATTTACAATAGACCCACACACAGTGGATGCTATGAGATATGGACTAGAAAAGTATAAACAAACAACTTTTAAAAACGGAGAAATAAGAAAGCCGCTAGGAGTTTAAAAATGGAGAAATCAAGGATATTAAAAGCATATAATGACTATCTTTTAACTGATATTTATAAAAATTGTGATAGATATAGAAAGTTATCAGATGGGAAAAGTGCAGATGTATTTTTTAATGATGTAAAAGCAAGGGTAAACCTTGAATATATGGGAATTATAGATAATAAAGGTTATATAAAATCGTATAGTGTAGATAATAATAGTTTAGTAAGTAATAATAATCATTCACTTAAAGATTTAGTTGCAAGTAATGGAATATTGCAAGCAACAACTAGACTTTATGCAGAATTTGCAACAAGTAAGCCTTTAATTACTAATAAGCAAGAACTAGATTTAATAAAAGAGTTTGATTTTGATGATTTATTAGCTAAAGCTATGATTATACAATCTTGGAGTGGAAAAATGCTATTAAAAGGAGTTACACAAAATGATAAATTTAGTTTTTATACAGTAACACCAAAAGATTATTTTTCAATAAGAAATGAATATAATCCAAAATTGATAGATGGCTATGTAATATACAATTTATCTAAAGATGACAAGGATAATAAAACTCTAATTTGCGAAATTTATGAGCTAGATAGTATTGAGTATAGAGCATATAAAATAACAGAAAATTCTATAAATGAAATAGCTTACCCTTTCAACTTATCGGAAAATGGAATGATAGTAGACGGCTTAGGTTATAGAGATACAAAAGCTCAAGGTTGGGCAGTAGTAGAAATTGAAAACATCTTTGGAAAAAGTGATTATAATGATGATTTATTAGCTAATGTTAGAGAGTTAGTAATTGGAGATACATTAACATCTCAAGCATTTCAAAAAGTAGCTAATCCACTATTACAAGTACCTGATAGCTTGATAGAAGTTGATTCAACTGGTAAAAGTACAGTTAGATTAGACAATAGAGTTATAACTTTATCTAAAGATGACAAGGAAGTTAAACAAGTACAATTAGAAACTAAAACGCAAGAGTGGAAGTTGCACAAAGAAGACATCAAAAACGATATATACAAGCAGCTAGGAGTTAATGACTTAGCTTTTGGAATCGACTTAGGAGGCTCTATAGCAAGCGGAGAAGCTAAAAGAAGAAGTTTAGAGCGTACTATTGCAACGGTAGAAAGCAAAAGGAGTAAATGTATCACTGGAATTAAAAACATCGTTCTATGGGGCTATAAAAAGCTTAAAGGAAAAGATATAGACTTACAAATAGAAGCACAAGACATTTTGAGTTTATCATTAACGGAAAAAATAGCGATAGTTGTACAAGGAATTCAAAACAATTTAATGAGTTTAGAAACTGCAATTAAATTTCTAGGAGTATTAGGAAAAGATACAGATGAAGAAATAGCAAAGATTAAAGCTAATGTAATGTATCAAGAAAAGCTAATTAACATAATGAATACATTGGCTAGTATAACTAGAGAAGAAGCATTACAAGTTAAATTAGAAGAACTATCAAGCGAGATTATGAAAGATTTAGGGCTAGAAGTTAAGGAGGAATAGTATATGTTCCCAATAGCTCAAGAGAATAAATTAAGATTAATATTTGAATTTTATACAAAGAAAAGAACAAAAAGAGCAAGAAAAGCTATTAATAACGGACAGTTACCACTGTTCGAGTTAACAGATGAGGAAAAAAGAAACATTATAAAAGAATTAACAAAAGTTGCTATAGAGGTTAATTTATCTACTTTTGAAAGTTGGAGAACACTCACGGATGAAGAGTTAAAAAGAACTGATTTAGAAGGTGCTAAGTACTGGATAAAAAAGAACTATGATTTATTTAATAATACATCTGTAACATCAGATAAATTAATGGATATAAGGCAACAACGGATAACAGAAACTATTAAAAATTATAATAGAGATTTACAAGTATTCAAAAATGGTGAAGTTCCAAAATCTACATTGGAAGCTTTAAAGCAAGACATAGCTAATAATCGAGCAAGTAAAGAGATTAAAGACATTGTTAAAAGCATTGAAAACGGTACCTATTCCAATGCTGATATTGATAAACTCCAAACTTGGCTCAATAACAGAAATGAGAATCTTGCAAGAAATGAAACAGGTAATTTATATGCTCAAGAGTGTAAAGACTTAATGATTGAGAATGGTATTGAACATTTTGTTTGGCATACTATGAAAGATGACAGAGTAAGAGAATCGCACGCTGAACGAGAGGGCTTAGTATTTAGTATCAATGATGAATTACCAGGCGAAGACTTTAATTGTAGATGTTGGGCTGAGCCAATAAGATTAAATTAAATTTTGTGTGAGCAATTGCATGAGAGGAGAAAAAATGGAATTAAAAGATGGGAAAATTATTATAAGTGATGAAGAAAAGAAAATATTAGAAAGTAATGAAGGTAAAAAATGGCTAACTGATAATAAATTTATGATTGAAACAGTAAAGGAAGTAGACAAGCCAATTACAGCAGAGGCAGTAACTAACTTTATAAGTAAAAATCAAAGCTTATCGGATAAATTATATAACGATAATGCAACTAAGTTTTTAAAAACTAAGTTAGGAGATAAGATAACATCTGATGACTTAGGAAAAGAAATAGTTTTAAAAAGTGAATTCGATAACTTTAAGAATGAAACTATTAAAACTGCTGTAAACTTTGGACTTAGTGCAATATCGCCAAAGTATAGTTCTATGCTAGTCAATACAGTTGATTACAGTAAATTAGATATTAAAGATGGTGAAATAGTAGGATTTAAAGAACAAATAGAAGCTTTAAAAAATACTTACCCTGATTTATTTACAGATAAAACTGTAACATCAACACCTGCACCATTACCGCCAAATAATGGACATTCAAAAGTTACTTATGATGATTTTTTAAATATGTCAGAAGTAGAAAAATCAAAATTAACAGATGAACAATTAAAAGAAATATTAAGAGAAAAATAGGAGGCTAGATAATATGGCATATCAAAACTTTAAACCAGAAGTTTGGACAGAAATTATAAATAGAAACTTAAATAAAAACTTAGTTTTTGGAGCATTAGCAAACAGAAACTATGAAGGAAAAATCGAGAACGAAGGAAGTTCAGTAAGAATTTTATCAGTGGGAGCAGTTACTGTTTCAGATTATACAGGTGCTGACATAACATTCCAAGAAGACACAGGAGCATATCAAACTATCCAAATAAACAAAGCTAAATACTTTGGATTAAAAATGGACGATGTAGACAAAGCACAAGCTAGAGATGGAGTTATGGAACAACTAACAAATCAAGCAGTTTATGAAATGGCTGACGTTGTAGATACAGAACTTGCTAAGTTGTATTCAAAATGCAAGAACAAAGTTGTAGGAGTTATAGGAACTAACAAAGTTACAGACTTAATATTAAATTTAGCTGTACAAATGGACAAAGACAACGTTCAAACTGCTAATAGATGGCTTGTTCTATCTCCTGAAGTTTACGGACAATTAATAAAAGAGTTACCAAGTATCTCTACAGGAGAAAACACTCTTGGAATTAGCCAAAATTACTACATAGGTACTTATGGAGGATTTCAAATATTCAAATCTAATAACATTCAATTAACAGGTAAAAAATACCACTGTATAGGTGGAGTTAGTCAAGGATTAACTTTAGCTATGCAAATAAATAAAATTGAAGCAGGAAGATTTGAAAAATCATTTGGTGAATACATCAAAGGATTACAATTATTCGGTTGTGATGTTCTTGAGACAGAAACAGGAAAAACAAAATTACTATGTGAATTAGAAGTATCGCAAGCATAACGGGAGTTAAAAGCTCCCTTACTGCTTTTAAAAGGAGTTTTTTATGATAGGTTATGTAAGTTTAGATGAAGCTAAAGAATTCTTAAAAAACAGATACGAAGAAGTATCAGAACAAGAATTATCTAAAGGTTTATATAAAGCATTAGATAAGATTGAAAGCTTAATGATTAGAGATAGTGGAAAATCAGATACACAAGAATTAATATTTCCTAGAATTAACGAAAAAGAAGTACCTGATGAAATTAAAAAGGCTCAGATAATTGAAGCATATTCAATAGTTAAAGACTTAGATGATGATAATACAAGTGATATTGAAAAAGGCATTGCTAGTAAGTCAATCGGTGATATGTCTATTAGTTACAACTCTAATGCTAGTAATAGTATAGGCTCTATCATATTTGCAAATGCTCAAGCTAAGAATATTCTTTATAAGTATGTAAGGAAAACATATGATTGGAGTTAAAACATCTGTAAATGTACAAGGTATAGAGAAGTTTTCTGATATAGAAAAACAACTTAATCTATTAGCAAAGTGGAAGCTTGTCGTACAATTCAACGAGGATAATACAGAAGCTAACGGAGTAAAGGTAGAATTAATAGCGATGTGGCTAGAATATGGAAGCGAAGGCTTTAATGTTCACTACCCTGCTCGTCCATTTTGGAGAAGTGCAATAGATGGGAATATTCAAAAAATAATGAATAGATTTAAATTTAATGCTAATCAAGTTGCATTAGGAAAAATGGAAGCTAGAAAATGTTTTGAGGATATAGGAAAACAAGTAGTTGAGTATATAAAAAAAAGTATAGAGCAAGGGAGTTGGGCTGCACTTGCAGAAAGTACAATAAAAGCTAGACAAAAAAAAGGAAGCGGAAACAAGCCTTTAATCGATACTAGAACAATGTTAAATAGCTTAGAATACGTAGTCAAGGAGATTTAAAATGAAATTTAGATTAAAACAATTTGCAAAAAATGAGTTAAGAACATACCAAGTTACACGTAAAGCTGAATATGATATGAAAAACCCTGAAGGGATAGAAAATGTCTATCATTTGGAGATGTTAATCTATAAAAAATCTTTAAGAGTAGCAACAGCAGATCCTAACTCAGCTATAAAAGTTTTAAATCAATTGAATGGAAAAATTTTAAAAAGCTATGATTTAAGGCTAGGAGATATGATAACAGTTGAACAGTTAAATTATAGAGTAGTTGAAATACTGCCTAGAATGTATGCTGATTTTAATGAGTTTGTGCTGGAGTTGATGAAAGATGAATAATCTAGAATTAGAAATATTATTACTTGAGAAAATAAAACAATTAAATGAAAAATTTCAAACTGTGCCTTTTGAGCATTTAAGCAAAGTAAATGGGCAACTGAAATTACCTCGTGTTCTTGCAAGGACTATTTCTAATAATGTAATTCATAGATATACAAACGATAGAGAAGACACTGAGAAATACGGAGTTTTAAAGCAAACGAATATAAACAAGCATATAATCAGTTTTTCATTTACTCTAAGCAAAAAAGATAGCTTTATAGATGTAGCAGTAATTCGTGATTACTTTACAAATATAGAAGCTGTTAATTGGTGGGTTAAATTAAATGGACTAAACTTAGTTATTGAGGAAGTTGGAGAGATTAAAGATATTACAGATTATTCAGCAAGTGATTTGCTTGAAAGATATGTCTTTGATTTAACTGTAAGAACTTCTAAAGAATTAAGAACAGAAATAGAAATTATAAAAGATGTTAAATTCAATATCGAAGGAGGTAACTAATGGCAACTATATTAGGTGCAGAAAAGAAAATAGTATTTCTTAATACACACAAGCCAAGCCCTGTTGACCAAGCAACAGTTAACATTATAGGAGTATTTAGTACTAAGAAAGCTATAACAGAGCAATTAATTACAAGTATAAAAGATGTTACAGGAGTTGCAGAAGGTGATGATGTTTATAAGCTATTACAAGCTTGTTTTAACGGTGGAGCAAAACAAGTCTTAGTATTTGGTAAGGCAGTAACTGGAAACAATTATAAAGATTTATTTGATAGTGCAAAAAATGATTGGTTCGGTACTGTAACTGATGAAACAGACTTAGAGAAAATAGCTTTAATATCTAAAGAAATTGGAGCTAGACAAAAAATGCTATTTGCTGAAGTAAAAAAAGACGAGGACATAATGAACTCCGAATCTAAGATAAAAGCAATAGCAGAGGATACAACAGCATTATTTTTTAATAAAAATGAAGAACTTACAGCAGGAGCAGTTGCAGGGTACACAATACCACAATTTCCAGGCTCTGTATTGATAGCTAATAAACTTATAAATGGAGCAGTTGAAAGTGGACTAATTGGAGCAGAACAAGGAGTTTTAGACAAGAACAAAGCTAACTATGTTGCAAGAATGAAAGGACAATTAGGACTTGCTAATGGAGTAACTGTAACAGGTGACCCGATTGATTTTATCCACTGTGTAAAGGCTTTACAATTTAGATTAGAGGAAGATATTACACTATATTTAAAAGCTACACCAAAGCCTACATTTGCAGATGTAGACCCATTGAAAGCTGTAATTTTAACTAGATGTAAACAGTTTGAAAGAATGAAAGCATTAGTTGAAGATAAAACTATAGTTGATATCGTACCACTTGAAGAAATACCAAAGAATGATATTTTGAACGGTAAATTAACAGGTGTAAAAATCACAGTTTACTATGCTTATGGTATTAGAGAATTATCAGCTGATTTATTCTTTGAAGTCTAGGAGGTGCTAAATGGCTAATATATATAATTACAACAGTAAAAATTATGAATTAGTAATCGGCAAAACAAGAGTAGATGATTATGCTGATGATACTAAAATTACAATAGAGTATGATGGAGATTTTAAAAGCTTAACAAAAGGAGTTGACGGTGCTAGAAGTGTCAACCAACACAATGATTATGACGCAGTTATAAAATTTAAAATTTTACAAAATTCACCTTTAAATCTAGCTTTTAAACAGCTAGCATTAACAGAAGGAGAAAAGGGAACTTTTCCTGTAACTTTTGTTAATAAAGGATTAGATGGAACAATGGGAGCATTCTCAGCTAAAGGCTTCTTTAAGAAAATACCAACTCTTGAAATTGGAACAGACGCAAAAGGTACTGAATGGGAAGTACAATGCATAAATTTAAAAATGGCTTAATAGGGTAGTTTTTTAACTACTCTATTTTTGGAGGTATAAATGGAAAAGAAAGTTATAAGAGTAAATAATTATGATGTTACAGTTATGGAGCAACCAGCAAGCTATGTATTGAAGCTTGAAAAAGAAATCGGAAGAACTAGAATAGTTGACTACACTAAAGAGATTTTAAAATATCCTAGTGGAATTAATGAAAGTTTGGAAAATATAATTGGAGTGCCTGAAAGCATAAAATACCAAGACTTAGAGTTAAAGTTGGATGATAGAGGGCTTTATACAATGGAAAAACTATTCGTAGCAGGACTTGAAAACGTTGTATTTACTGGAGAAACATTTCTAAAACTGTTAAATAAAAATATTGATGATTATAAATACCAAGAAATAGAGAAAATAGGCTTAGAAGTATGGGAGCAAGTAAAGAATATCGCCTTTTGTGGTTTAGTTGTAGATACATTTCGCAAAATGTAATTTAAACTATAATCACGAAAGTATAGAAAATATGATAACTATGTACGGCTATTTCATTAAAGATTTTGAAAAAGCTGAGCAATATACAATTAAACAACTTGAAACATACATAAATAGAATTATTAGAATGAGGGAGGTGGAATAGATTGAGTACAGGTATTTTAAAATTTAGTATAGATACTTACTTAAATTCAAAAGGTTTTAAAGATTTTAAAAGTAATTTAAAAGAATCTATGAATTTAAGCCAAAGATTTAAGAGTATTACAGGAAGTGCATTAGGACAATTAGCTATTGGGTACTTTACTATATCTGGGCTAGTTGGACAGTACAACAAAGCGGTTGAAGCTAGTAATTATCAAATTGAACAAGAAGCTAAATTATATAACACTCTAAGGGCTCAAAACTTTAGAGATGAACAAATAAAATCAATTATAGATTTAACTGGAAGTTTACAAAGTTTGGGAGTTGTAGGAGATGAGGTAACTATTGCAGGGGCTCAGCAACTAGCAACTTATAGATTACAAGAGGATAGCATTAAAAAGTTATTACCAACTATGCAAGACTTGCTTGTTAAACAAAAGGGTCTAAATGGAACAGGTCAAGACATGGAAGGAATAGCAAATCTTTTTGCTAAATCTATGAATGGTCAAACAATGGCTCTTAAAAGAAGTGGAATAATCTTATCTGAAAGAGAAGAACAATTATTAAAAGTTGGAACTGAAGAACAAAAAGTCGCTTTACTTACTGAAGCAGTTAGAAGAAGTATTGGAGAACAAAATAAAGAGATGTTAAAAACTCCTGAGGGGAAAATAACATCTGCTAAAAACAGAATCGGTGATTTATATGAAACTTGGGGAATGTCAGTAAGAGAAACAAGAGCGAAGTTTTGGGAATTTGTAGCAGATAATGCTGAAGGATTAAAAGATGTAGTAAATAGAGTTTTCAAAGCTGGAGCAAGTTTTGTTGATACATTCTTAGGAGTATTTAGAGATATTAAAAAAGGCTTTAATGCTTTGCCTGATAGTGCAAAGAATGCTTTTAAAATTATAGGTGCTGTAGCTGTAGCTACTCAATTTCCACTTATTGCATTAGCTTTCGCTATTGAGGATATATTCGGTGCTTTTCAAGGTAAAGAGAGTTTTACAGAGGACGCAATAAATGCACTCTTAAAATTCACAGGGACTGATTATAGATTTGCAGATTTAAGGAAAGGAGTATCTGACTTTTGGGACTTATGGACTAAAGGAGCAGATAGCGGAATTGAAAAGATTAATCTTACAACTAAAATTTTAAGTGATTTAATAGATATTCTTAAATCAGGTGCTGGAGTATTGCAAATGATTTGGGGAGCAACTGGAGGACTAGCAATAGACTTTGGTAAAAACACTTATAAGGCTATAACTGGAGATTTTGAAGGGATGAATTGGGATAACTCTGTTGGAAATGTAAAATCTGGGTTTAATAGAGTTCATAATTCAGCACAAAATATGAGTAAAACTGATGATATGCACAGTGCTTTTTTAGTTGATAAAGCTAACGAAAAGATACAAGAACAAGTTAAGCTTGAAAACTACATAAATGTAAATCGTGGAGTCAAAGGAGTGCCTTTAAATGATGATTATGCTATTGATTTAAGAAACTTAAACAAAACAATATCAAGTTTTAAAGAGCCAAAAACTCTAAATAATAAGACAGTTACAGAAACTAAAAAAATGATAAAGCCTGAGGTAACATTGACTAATACTCCAACTTATAATACGAATGTTACTATCAATGAAGCAACTGATGGAGCAAAGGTAGAAAAGATGATAGAAACTGGCTTTAGAAATTATGACACACAAAGAATAAAAGAGTTAAAGACACAATTAGGAGTTGTAAACTATGGTTTTGGATATTAGGAGGTTTGAATGAGTTTTTTTAAACAAGCTATAAGTATAGCACTTAGTTTGCTAGGTGGGACATATAGCCAAAGTTATATACAAGACATACCATTAGAAGTAATATCAGAAAAATCGAGAAGCTTGCCTATGTCTTTACCTTCAAAAAGAGTTGAAAATGGCTTTAATATAAGTGATTCAGTAAGAAAAGAGCTAATGATTATAAATATAACTGTTGTGGACAATAGCAGCGACTATATGTTAAATAGAGATAAATTAATGAAGTTGCAGGAGTTAGGCGAAGAAGTACAGTTCGTTTTCTCTAACAGAGATACATATGAACATATGATAATAGAGAACATAGAAGAAGTTGAAACAGATAAACAAAAGTTTGGTTTCACATACTTTATCACTCTAAGACAGATACAAGTTGGAGAAATTAAAGAAAGTGATGTAAAAACAGATAATAAAAAGGCTCAAACATCAGGAGGAAAAAAGAAGCGTACAACTGCTAAAGTTAGTAAGCCAACAAGTGCAGAAAAAAGCAAAGTTACAAAGGTAACAAGTGGGAGTAATGCAAGTAGTAGTACAACAAAGCCAAGAGAAAAAACAAGTGCAAAGATAGTATTCGGAGGTTAATATGAAAGCTTTAGAAATAGATGTAACTGATATTCAAGAAAGAGGAATAATAGCCGAATTACCTAATAATTTAACTTTAGAGCTAATTTACAATACTTATGATAGTTTTATATACCTATCTATTTTAAATGCTTTAAATGAGCGTATAACAGGTTATAACAAGCTAGTTCCTAATATTGATTATCTTAGTTTAGTAAGAAATGATGAAAACTTACAATTAAGATGTATTAAAATTAATGAATTTGCTGAGGAAAAAGATAAAATTACTCCTGAAAACTTGAATAAAGATTATAAATTTTTCTTGATAGGTGATGATAATGAAACTGTGGAAACAAGTTAGATTGATAACTATTGGAGAGATAGTATTTGATTATGATGAGTTAGATGTGGAATTTGAAGTTAAATGTACTGATGATAATAAAAGTGATTTAGCAACTATAAAACTATATAACTTATCTGATACAACATTACAAAAGCTAAAACTAAATCAAGATGTATCTATAGACGCAGGATATAGAGATATACACGGAGTTATATTTAATGGAATAGTTGAAAGCATTAGCACAAGTAGAGATGAAAATGATTTTATAACTACTATAGAAGCAACTCCAAATAATCGAGCCTATGCTAATACAATTATAAACAGACAATTTAAAGCAGGTATAAAAGCAAGTGAAGTTATAAAACAAATTGAAAAAATGTGTAATTTTACTATGGATATAAAGGAACTAGGCAAAGATACAGTATATCCAAATGGGAAGGTGTTTAGTGGTAGGTTATCTAATGTAATTCCAATTCTTGCAAGAGATACAGGGACTATATGTAGATTTACTAATACAACAATAGAGTTTAAATTACCTAATAAAGCGTATTCTAGTGTACTGCACTTAGGTGGAGAACAAGGACTTATTAGAATAGATAAAAAAATAGATAAGGCAGATATTAAAGAAAAAGATAACAAAAAAGCTAAAAAAGATAATTCTAAAGCAACATCTAACAAGGCTAAATTTGATATCGAATGTCTGTTAATTCCATTGATTAAAATTGGACAGTTGCTAGAAATAGAAAGTACTTTGTTTAAAGGACAAGTCGTAGTTAAAGAATGTAGTTTTGTAGCTAGTGGGCTTGAAAGCTTTACAGTATCGGCAAGTGTGGAGGTTGTGTAGATGATAGGAGTTATAAAAAATATGATAGATGATAGCTTAAATGAATTACATACAAGTCTAGCTTGTAAAATTACATCTATTAATCATAGTGCTGGAACTTGTACAGTACAACCTCTTGCTAAAAGAGAATTGTGCCAACAAAAAATTGATTATCCTCCACTTATAGATGTTAGATTAGATTTTCTTAAATTCGGCGGTTGGAGTTTTCAAATACCTAGACAAGTTGGAGATATAGTATGGGTTGGCTTTAGTGAAACTGCTTTATCTGATGAAACAAGCCTTGAAAGATTTAGTTTAAATGAGCCTTATATCATAGGAAGTTGTGAGAGTGGATTTGAAGCTAATTCAGATGACATAATTCTCCAAGGTGCAGGAACTAGAATAGAAATAAAAGGCAACGGAGATATAACTATACTTTCAGGAAGTAATGAAACTACAATTACAAGCAATGTTACATTAAATGGTAATTTAACTATAAATGGCGATACTACACAAGTTGGAAGTACCACACAAACAGGGACAGTAACAGTAAATGGAAGTATTGGAGCAAGTGGAGACGTTACAGGGAAAGGAATTAGTCTAAATGAACATACACATAACTATAAACCTGGCGATTATTCACCTATTCCAACAAGTAAAGCCAATTAGGAGGTGTAAATGACAAGTCCAAAATTAGATCGTGATTGTGAGTTAGTTTTTAATGATAATGGAGTTTGTGAGTTAGTGAGTAATGCAGATGACTTAGTACAAGCAATTAGAGTTGAGTTAGAGCAGAACAAAGGACAATTTGCATTAAATACTGCTTGGGGAACTCCTTATCTAAATGAAGCTAACACAGGCATTTTACAACTTAAAGATAATAAAAATAGGATAATTCAAGAAGTCAGCAAAGTTATTAATAAATATGATGGAGTACAAAAAATAGAAAGTATTGAATTTATCGATAAAGAATTAGTTATAAACATCAAAATAAACGGGGAGGTGTACACAATATGATAACAGATAAGGGCTTTATAGTGCCAACTATAGATGAAATATACACTAGAAAGCTAAATGACTTTAAAAGTGTAAAGCCTGACCTAAGGGAAACAGATAGTAACATTATAATTGCTTGGTTAAGGTTTGATAGTGCTGAAGAGTACGATAGTTATTTGCAAGCTTTAACAGCATTCAATGAATTGTCAGTCTATACTGCAACAGGGTCTAACTTAAATGCTATAACTAGTCATTTAGGTATGACTTGGGAAAAAGGAAAAAAAGCAGTTGGTAAAATTACAGTTACTGCTGAAATAGGAACACAGATACCTCAAGCTTGGGGAGTTGAAACTAAATCAGGAGTTCAATTTGTAACTCTAAATACATCTACAATTACAACTACAGCAAGAGAGACAGAAATTGAAGTAATAGCTTTAGAAGGTGGAACAGATGGAAATGTAAGTTCAGGAGCAATAACAGAACAAACAGAAATTTTAACTGGAGTTATATCTATTAACAATAAGTTAAATACTCTAGGTGGAAAAGATTTAGAAACAGACACAGAACTAAGAGAAAGATATCTAAAAAGACTGGATAGAAAAAGTTCATTTACAACTGAGGGGATAAAAAACTATATTTTACAAAATACTAATGTAAAAAAATGCCAAGTTATAGAAAATGACACTGATACATTTGATGGTGACGGTAGATTAGCACATAGTTATGAATGCATTTGTTATGGAGATACTAACGATAATATCTTAAAAGCATTGTATGAATATAAGATTGCAGGGATTAGAACGGTTGGAGCAATTACAAAGAATTTTGATGAAATATCTGTTGGTTTCACTAGGCCCACAGAAAAAACTGTATTCTTAAAAGTTGAAATTCAAGGTATTAAGGAAGTTTGGAAAAATGAATTCAAGAAAACTATAAAAGATATTTACCTAAAATATATAGATGAAGTTGAGCCAAACAGCACTATTTATTTATATAAAATAATTGGAGAAATTTATAAAAATGTAAGTGGAATTAAAACTTTAAAAATAAAGCTAGGAGATGTTAAGTACAACGAAAGAGAGCAAGATTATAAACTTACTACTAAAGAGGTTGCAGTTGCTAATGCTGATGATATAACTATTGAGGTGAATCTATGATACTAAGCAGAGTACCTCATATTTATCATGATACAGTTTATTCAAAAAAGATGTTCGAGATAGTAGAAAACAAGCATTTAAGAATAAGAAATATTTATAATTTGTTTTCTAATTTCAATGATATTGATAAATCAGAAGGCTATTTATTAGATATTTTAGGTGGAAATTTTAAAATTCTAAGAAATGGACTTAATGATATAGAGTACAGAAAACTATTGAAGTTTGAAATAGCATTATTACAATTTTTAGGAAGCCCACAGGAAATAATTAGGATCTTATCTGAGTATTTTAAATTAAATCAAACAGAGTTTAGAATACTTGAATTATCGGGGAAAATACTTATTTCTATTCCTGAAAAGTTGGACAAAAAAGAAGTCTTTAGCTTAGTAAAAAAAATAAAAGGTGCAGGTGTAGGGCTAGAAGTTATTAATGGAATCTATGTAGAGGATTATCTAATATCTGAACTGCATGAAATGACACTTGAAGAAATAGAAAAGATTACACTAGCTAGAGATGAGTATTATATTGAAATGTACAGTTTATCAGAATTAGAACAAATGAATTTAGAAGAAATAGAAAAAATTAAAATTTCAAGGAGGTAAAAAATGGCTGAATGGATAAACGATCCACAAGGTAGAGAAGAAATAGAAAAGGTTACAAAAGAATTAAAATTACCAGTTTGGAAAGCTAATCACAAGGGAAAATTTAGAGATTTTTGGAATGAACTATGGGATAAAATAGAGGATTACATACTTAAATTAAAAGGAGATACAGAAAAGAATTCAAAAGGCTTAAATGATAGGCTTGTATCAGCAGTTGGAAAACATGATGGAGATTTTCCTATAGCAAATGCAGTAGTTGGAAATGTCTATTATTCTGAACTAACAAAAAAATATTATAAATGTAAAGTTGGTGGCCCTGCTCCAATGCCAAACGGAAATTTTATAGATTTATCTATATTAGAAAATCTTAATAGATTGGAAAATTTA